GAGCTAGCCTACCTAAACACAAAACAGATCAAAGGCCACTTCGATCAGGCGTATCACGACCAAAGTCGAATTAAACCGCTCACGCGGATTATGAGCAATACGTTGCTTACCTATCGATATCTTTAGAGTAGCCTTAAACATGTCTCGCGGTCTGGTCGGCTCTACGGAATTTCCGGATGAGTTTTGTCCACGATCGAACCCGCTTAGGATACTTGTCTACCTTTCGGTATGAAATATCCCGTTCCTCCCTTTGGAGACGAACTGCAGTAGGCACCAACGCAACTTGCTCTTCAAGATCTTCCATAGTCTGTAAAAGACGAAGAAGAGTCGCTTCATCCTTACTAGCTATCACCCGGTTGATGTCTTTGATTATCGCATCGATCTTATCAAGTTCCTTCAATATAGGTGTTTTGAAGGGAACAATTACGTTCTCTTCCCACCATCGCGAGAGCCCAAAAAAGGCCATGCGCTCGAAAGCGCTCCCCCAGAACGTCCGCAATGCGGGAACTAAGTCGAAACTTAGTAACGCCCTATAAAGGCGACGACGGAGGTTTAAGCCCTGAAAGTGCTCTATACGCTGTCTTACGACAGCCGCGATAGTCGGCCAAGCTCCCTGATGGTCTAACGTCGATCCGCTCGCGCGGGTCATCGTATACCACGTCAGGAGATTGGCAACACCATGTGAAGAACCTGGACGAGAAAGAAGCAATACGATTGATCGAGCTCGCCGGCCCATACTAAATATCAGCTTTTGGCCTAGTCCAGTACAGGTCGACAAACCCAAACCTATAAAGCGCCCCATCATGTAAAAGGATGGAACCTTCCCTGTTCGGGAAGCAATCTGCGAAGCGATTTCCGCTAGATCTCTCACGCCGAGCCAGCCTATCGCCAATCCCAGTAAAGGAACGGGAGTTACTTCCGTCCCTTTATGGAAGAAGCGTTTGGCAAACTCAAGTGAGAGGTTGTTGCTTACTATCGACTTCGACAGGTTGATTTCCACTCCAATCACACGGCAGAGCTCTAAATACTCACGAGCGACCCGATAATCTCCAATTACCAGATCATCTCCGAGAACCGCGTATCTCTCGAACCAACCTCTGCATCCCGCTTTCCAAGCGGCGAACTGTACCATCATATGATGAGTTAGAGCCAACATGGCCCAAGAGCTGTAAGCCCCCATTGGTTGACCAACTGCGTATCGAAGGCTGCGCGCGAACGCGCCGGATTGGCCTTTATGGCGTTTCCACCCGTCTTGCTTTATCAGCTCGTCGGGAGCCCTGTAATCTCGATCGCAGAGGATCGCCCGCCAGTGGCGCGCAAACTCTGGGGTCATGAACAGACCTAATAATACCTCTTGTAACATAACGGGAATCCTATCTGTCGCAGCAGTCAGATCAAATGACCAGACGCGGTGATCTCGACCTCCCTGCAAAAGCGTGATTAAGCGCTTCACAGGGGCAATTTGGTCAAAAGTACCGTCCTGAGGAATTAACCTCAGAATCTTGTCAAAGATCATTCTGTGCAACGGATAGAGTAACCATTGTGTTAAAGAATCCACCATAGCAAAGACTCGAAGTTTTCCAGGTTCCTCTTTAACGCTTAACTTTCCTAACCAAAATGCTCCATGGTGAGGCGCGAACAGGATAGGGAATTTTGATCCCATATATCTAAGCACGTCCCCAAGGACGGGCGAAAATAGTACCCACGAACGCGTGATCGCCACGAGCACTTGGAAGGAAGTAAAGAGTTGCGGACGTTGAACCCACGCAAGCAAGTCGTTAATAATATTAAAACTATTAACTCTTCCTTGTCGTGAGTTAGGACCGGATTTCAAGAGCGGAAATATCGAGATAACATACCCCCAGATCTCCAACCGGCAACCTCGAGCTAAAGAGCCCACTTTCTTAACGGCCGTAGATGTCTTATCCTTCACCACGATACCCATCGGGTTAGGGTGCATCTCGGTCGCAATAGATGAAGCTCTTGTGCCAAAGGCAACCGGAACGAGGTCTGTTCGGGCACACTTCACACCGAAAGATTTTAAATAGCCGAAGAACACTATTGCAAATGAACTCCAACTACTCATAAACGATCCAGTGATCGGTACACCTGGAGCAGTGATAGTGGATAACTTCAATTTTCCTCGATAGTTCAATACTCGATAAAGAGTAAAGAACCCTAAGTACAATCTGATTACCGCATCATCACCCTCTTTAATACGCTTTCTCATACCCGCGGGTATTAATCGCGGTAAACCACTCTTTGTTCGAGCCACTGCTCCACCAAGCTCCCGTGAGTTACTTAGCCGATTACCAGCGACCGCTCTCATGAGCATAATATTGGCCGTCTTAAGGTAAATGGCTAAGCCTCGGTGACCTTGATGGATAATGGTAACGCGAACGAAACGAGCAAAGTGAAATGCAGCCTTTACCCAACTCACAGAAGAAGATCCTACAATTAGAGGAGCTGATCTTACGAGAAGCCCAACTAATCGTTTAGCGCTTTTTACGGCGCTGTGC